TTCAGAAGCTTTATCCGAAGACTTGGGACTGCTACAACGTCGCTGATTACAATATCGAACGCAAGATTGTAGAGAAGAAATCAAAGTCATACGTTAAGCCGCCTCAACGGGCACTTGATCAAGAGAAAGAAACTGAGCTTTACGCTAAGATCTTGGAAGAGTTTCAGTTCAATGATGCCATGAAGCTAATGGATCTATTTAAGAACCGTCACTCATACTGCGCGGTCGGAGTATTAAGAAACAAAAAGCTTCAAGAGGATAAGTCACTCAAGGCGGTCTATGCCTTCTGGTCACTAGCACCTTACGAATTCAACGTGCACCGTGATGCTAATGGCGACATTTACGCTTGGTCATTTCCACATGGCAAGAACGATAACGGCGAAACATGGTCAATCTGGACCAAGGATAGCTACTTAAAAGTTGTTACCAAAGATTTCAAATCATTCTCAATCCTACCGATGGATGATAACCCGAACTACATCAATCCTTATGGTATTCTTCCATTTATCTACGTACCAATGGATATGGCCGGAACTTATCCTGTGCCAGTGTCATTGCCTCGTCAGACAATTGAACTCAATACCAATCTTTCGATCTATCTCACGTCAGGCAACATGCAAATCGGCCAATTAGTTATCAAACATCCGAAGTCCATGAAGTTTGACTGGATTGTCTCAGGTCTTATGACTGCCATGAAGCTCGAGCAAGACGAGAAGCCGGATAGGCCAAGAACGGAAGCTGAATACATCTCGCCCAATCCAAATCTTGAAGGCCATAAAGACTCAATCATGACTTACATGGGCATGATCTTGGATGAGCATGGGGTTAATTCTAATCAGGTCATGAAGGGCGGCGAGAAGTTCACGTCAGGCTACGATAGAGCAATCTCTATGGCCGATGTTCAAGACATTATCGACAACAATCAAGACGTTTATACTCGCGTTGAGAATCAAATCTATAACATCATAAAAGAAATGAACCTGGCCGACGGTGATTTCACATTTAAGTCTGAAAAACTCAAGGTTAAGTTCGCTCGACCTAAGATTCTATCAAGCGACTCTGAGAAATTGGATAACTTGAAGAAGAAAAAAGACTTGGGCCTTTGGGAAGACTGGGAACTAATCCTAGAAATCGATCCAAACATGACCGAAGAAGAGGCAAAAGAGAAAGCTGCCAAGATTAAACCTAAACAAGTTGAAACAGATGGCAATAACCAAAACGGAAATGTGGAAAGAGCTAAAGATAAAGCTGCCGACGTGGTTGGATGAAGATGAACGCCTAGAGCTTAACGAAGAGATAGGCGATTACGTTGTGACGACCATGCTTGACCTGTTGGGTGATGGCGTTTCTCCGGTTACTGGAAAGGGCTTTAAGGCATTATCCAAGAAGTACGCTGATGACGACAAGGGTGGCGACACGACCGCTAATATGGAGCTTGAAGGCGACATGCTTTCATCTCTTACTTACGAAGCGGATCCATACTCGGTCAAGATCGGTATCTGGGACGAAGACCAGGCAATCAAAGCTTACGGACACACTACCGGCATGAAGGGTCATCCATGGCTTGAGGGTAAGGTTGCCGAACGAAAGATTATTCCAGGCGCTAAAGAAAGTTTTGCTGGCACCATCCAAGATGGCATTGACCTACTAATCGAGGAGTTTCTAGATGCCCGTCAAGATTCAGAAGCGATTGAAGGCGCTTAGTCTTTTAGAGACGACTAGAGAAGACTTCAAGAAAGAGATTAAGGATAAGTTCGGGGAAGAGCTTTTGGATCTAATTCAGAAGGGTGTTAATCCGGTTAAGAAGACAGGGAATAAGTATCAGCAATACTCGGAATCATACAAGAAAGCGATTAAGGCGGGAAAAGTTCCAGGCAAAGACCGCATATCGCCCGTTACATTGAAGCAAACAGGCGCACTTCACGAGTCACTTGTCATCGACATATCAGGCAAAAACCCCAGAGTTACATTCACCGACCCGAAAGCTTTCTATCATAACAACGAAGGCGCGGGAAAATCAAAAGTCAAAAGACGTCTCTTGCCCGACATGGGAGGCGAAGAATTCACCCTTCGTTTATTTCAGAAAATCATGGATGCCCTAAAAGCGGCCATCAAGAAAAACACCTAAAACTTTCCATTTGACACCTCGACGTTAGCGACTCGCATTCAGGCGTGGAGGATCACGCATGACTAATGAGAACAAATCTGGCGAAGGCCAGAAGACTGATGGCGAAGGCCAGAAAGTTGATGTTGCCGAAGTAATGAAGCGTCTTGAACAGCTACAAAGCTCTTATGACCGAGTTCTAGAGGAATCTAAAACTAACAAGTCTAAGGCGCAAGAGGCCCGTTCAAAGCTTGAAGAGATGGAAAAGAAGAAAGTTGATGAGTCTGGCGATGTTACTAAGCAACTTGAGTACGAGAAAAAAACCCGTGCTGAAAAAGAAAGCGAAGTAAAAGAGCTTAAGAATTCAATACTGAGTCAGAAAGTTCGTGAAACTGTCGGCAAATTTGCCAAAGACGTTCATGACCTAGACGACTTTTTAAATCAACCCAATTTCTCCCACATCTTAAAGAGCGGAATCGATAAAGAGAAACTCTCTGTCGATGAAAATGCTGCAAAAGACTACGTCAATAAAGTCCTCGAAGCGAAACCATGGTTGAAGAAACACACTCAATCAGCGGGCGTTGATTCTACTAAACCAAACCATAACGGAACTATTCAGAAGTCTCTCAAAAACATGAGTGACGACGAGTTGGACCAACTAATCGGACTTAAGTAGTCCAGGGAGCATCCACATGGCCGACGCTATTCACGGAACCACGCAAATCGACGCAACTAAAGCAGCAGCGATTGCTGAGAAGGCACAAAGAGAATTAAAAGTTAAGGCACGTCTTGCTTCAACTGTTCTTGATGTTTCTAAGTATGCTAAGCCTGGTTACAAAACAATTTCATTCCCTAAGCTTGGTTCATTCACGGTCAGTAACCGCACATCTGGTGCTGCTGGCGATGCTCAAGTAATTACATCTACTGTCGACACAATGGATCTTAACAACCCAGCATACCTTGCTTGGATTATTGATTCAGTTGATGAGCTTCAGTCATCAATCATGTGGCAATCTGAGCTAGCAGTAAGAGCTGCTGGTGCTCACGGCCGCTTTGTTGACGAGAAGATCTTGACCGCTCTTGCTACTGTTGCTCAGGAAACTACAACTGTTGGTAACATCTCTAAGGCCGTCGCAATTGAACTTCGCCAGAACATGGTGAATGCTCATGTTAATCCTGAAGAGTGTACGCTTTTACTTTCACCAGCTCAGTACTCTCTCGCCTTAGGTGTTGATGAGTTTATTTCTGCTGAAAAATACGGTGTTGCAAACCTTCCTACTGGTGTTATCGGTAAGCTTTTTGGCTTAAACGTAATGGAGTATGCAGGATTGTCTACAGGCTTCTATTGCTACCACAAAGAAGGTCTTGCTCTTGGCTTCCAGGCCGCTCCAAACATGAGCAAACAAATGGCAAACGAGTACGGCACAACTGCTGAGCGCGTAGCTATGGATCAACTTTTCGGAGTTAAAGGTCTACAGATTGCTCAGAACGGCGCTGCTTCAGGCAAGTCTGCTCTAGTTTTCTCTTATAACGCTGCTTAATTAAAACTTCTCAGGGGTGTCTACGGATGGACGCTCCTGAGATTTATTCTAGGGTGAAGCATGAGACTTAAGGTTATCCATAACGCTATAGATTTAAGTTTGAAGTTGGATAACTTTACCAACGAGGCTTTTGAGTTGGATTTATCTACTCCTAAGATCTACATCGGGTTTCATAAGCCGCTCAAGAACATCTACATTGAACTTGATTCACGCATTGCTGACGATGAGACCGTGGTTGAATACTGGAACGGAACGACTTGGGTTGAGTTATCGATTGATGACTTCACGAATGGTCTAACTGTATCAGGTCTAATTTCATGGCCAGAGATTGCACAGGTTAAAACCACGCATCTCACATACGGCGAAATGTACTGGATCCGCCTTTCGACTACCGAAACCCCTGCATCGGTATTCATTAACGGGATAAACTTGGTCTTGTCGAATGATAAAGACTTAAGCTTTATTCCAAATCTCACACAGTACCTTCCCAACGGTACGACCTCATTTATCGGATTTCATCAAGAGGCCAGAGACTTAATCGTGCAAACTATTAGGAATTCGGGAAAGAAAATCCTACGCTTTGAACCGAGTGAAACCTTGAATTCAGTTTCATCTCGCCAGGTTGATCAATTCGACCTACTAGAAATTGAAGAATTCAGAAATGCCTCGAAGTACATGGCCCTTCATTTGATTTTTGACTACTTGTCGAAGTCTGATGATGATGGCTACCGACTTAAGGCAGACCGCTATTACACAAAATACACTGAAACATTAAATACAAATCTCATATCTGTTGATCAAAACGACAACGGCGAGACTGACGAAGCTGAGAACCAAACGGTTCAATTCATCAGGATCAGACGTGAGTAGTGTTGGAACAATTCTAACATTTATCGAGGAAAGTATTGAGCTAGTGGTGCCTGAGATTACTAAATCTAGTCACTATTACTCGTTCTTGGATAACCCTGATTCACGTAACAATCACATCTATGCAGTCAGACCTAGTTCGGCTTCATCTTCCGTTGGCGTTACTAATCATTCAACCATAACGCAAGACTTCGATATACAAATCGCCCGTGATTATTTCGATCATCCGGCCGATGATACCAAGCTCAGAGAAGCGGTCGAGTTAATCTACGTCGACGCTGAAAAGATCTTGAAAGAGTTATCACTTAGAAAGAACGCAACAATCTTAATTGTACAACCGCCAAGCTTTGGACAACCAGAAGTGGACCCGAAGAACAAGTTTGTTTCAATTACGTTCACTTATCCAATTACCTATAGAAAATCAATTAAAGGGGTCTCGTAATGACAACACTAGTAAAAGGCGAATCAAGCGTATATATCGTGCCAGAAGTCACTGAAGGTACTTTTGTAGCTGAGACATTGGTTGCCCAAGCA